GGAACGAAAGAATTCTGTTGCTGGGCAACTTGAACAGGAGGTCACCATCCAGCCACTTGAACCAGCCCTTTGCTGCTTTATATATCTGACCCTTGTAACTCACAGCGTTTCGGGCGGCTCTCTCTGTATCGACCCACAACTGCACAATAGGCTTGTTGGCATCGCGCCAATCGTTGCGAATCTTTAGCGCCTGTTTCTCATCAACATCAGCGCCATAAACTTCAGCCATCTTTTGGAATGCTCTCACTCCACCTTGATAACCAAGCGCCAGTGTTGCGACCTTGCCGACAAAGCGTTGGTCTTTATCAACTTCGCTGTACGTTATTCCGTACATCTCTGCTGCGGTGAACTTGTATATGTCCTTACCGTCTGCAAACACATCAAGCACATCGCTGTGGTCAGCAAGCCAAGCCAACGCCCTAGCTTCAATGGATGAGTAGTCAGCGCAGATAAGCCTGTGATCGTGTGAGGCTATGAGCATCCCACGCAAGCAGCTACTTAGTGCTTCCATCGGCTCACCGTCTATCTCAGCAGCGTCCCTGTGAATCATCTGTGCAATCACAGAATCAGTGTCGTCTATCGTTGGGCGTGGGAGGTTTTGCGGTTGGAAGTGTCGCCCAGCCCAGCGCCCTGTAGCAGCACCGTGGTACAGAAGGACACCGTGAGCACGGCCATCTCTACCAAGCACATCGCTCATCGATTGGTACTTCTTGGTCGAGGACTTCGACAGCGCCTTTCTGATATCAAGAAATTTCTTGATGAGGGCAGGGCAGTTGTCATCAGCCAGCGCTGTCTCCACTGCGCCTTTGTCATAGCTGTCCATCGCGTAGCCGTTCGAGTTAATCCACGCTAATGACTTGGCGCGGCTGGCGGTGTTATCTAGGTCACCGTTAGTCAGGTCGCGCACTTCAGCGTTCAGCTTTTTCGTGTGCTTTTCGATAATGACTAGAGCGTTTTCGATACTCTGCCTGTCGAGCCGGACACCCCTCCAGTTGATGAGCTGATCTGTCTCCCAAACCTGTTGCTCTAAACCTCTGAGGTTGCGTAGTCGCTTGCGTATCTCACGTTCGGCCACCACATCCTGCAGACAATAATCGTACAGCTCTTGGTAGAGGTGGGGGTCACGGACACGCTCACCGCGATATGGTTTGCAACAACGCTGTATAAGAATCTTGCCGCGCTTATCCTTTGCGGCATCGCCATCTAAGCCTAACGCCTCGCCACATTTACCTAGCGCACGTGGGTAGGCTTGGGCTGCTGCAAGAGCTGCGGTGTCTCGCCACTGGTCGAATGGAACTTCTTCCCACTTCAGCACTAGATTCCAGATGCACATCTCAAAGAAGCTGTTCCAAGCCCAGACGTTAGCACCGCCAGCTTGTATTAAGGCGAATAGCCTGTGCGGTAACGGTTTGTCTGGAGTCCACAGTTCTGGTGGCTGGTCGTCTACCGCCCAAGCTAGGCACAGTACCTCAGTGGTGGGGTGGTCGGCATATGCGTATGCGCCTGACTTTCGTATGTCGCACTCGCTATATGTTTCAAAGTCTAGGGATATATTCATAGCAACGGCTTCCTCAAGAATTCGTTGCTGAGTTTTTGCATCTCATCTTCTTTGGTCACGCTGCGCGTCCGGTAGGAGCGCTTCTTAGGCGCAAGATCTGCATCACTAATCCAAACGCTTTTCAAACTAAGCGTTCGTCTAGCCTTCATGTTCATCCTGTTCTTTAACAGGATGTATGGAATATCTGCGAGTTCGGCAATATCTTTTACGACTACCTTTTTGCCGGTCAGTTCGGGGAATCTTTCCCCCACGTATGGGTAGCTCAATGTTGCTTTCATTTTACGCCCTCTAAAAAAACAAGGGGCGCACACCGCGCCCCCGTTATACTGCTCAGTCCAGAAAATCATCGTCTGCTGCGTCAGCAGCCTGTTCCTTGCTGATGTCGTCAAACACATCATCAACCTTGATGCCACCACCACCGAAGCGCTCACCGTCCTTCACAAACTGTAAGCCTGTGAGGTTGCAGTTAATCCGCTTTCCGAAGTTGTTGTTCTGAACCCACAGCGAAATCGCTGCGTTGACGTAGCTCCCCGCATACGGCTTGTCGTCTTCCTCGACCAACTGTGTGCGGTCACGATCAATGATCGTTGGGCGCTGACGAGAAGAGCACGACACAAACATGGCGTTCTCATATCCGTCATATGCTTTTTCCACACCGTCACCCAGACAGGTCTTTAGACCCTTTGGGATGTCACCGCTGAAAGCTCTGGTCGCCTCTTTCTTGATAGCCTTTTTCATAGTGGCTATTTGTTCAGCGTCAGCCTCCTTATCCAGCAAAAGGTTCGCTGAATACTTCGCGGTTTGCCCTTCCATATAGGCTTTGGCAGTCCATATTTGGGGGAATGAAAGTCTTACGTTCTTTAAGATTATTGTGCTCATTGGGATTTTTCCTATTGGATTTCACTAAATAAATCGACAGCTTCTGGCTTCACAGCGGGGCGAGGATCGCTATCCGGTGCGAGAGTTGGTCGGCCATCGGGTTTGTGCCAGAGATCGGTAACCTCTCCAGCTTTCGCCTTCCCAAGCAGCTTTTCTGCTTGAGCTGGTGAAACGAGTTTGGAGACATGTGCTTTGTCTCCTAAGATTTGGATCAGCGTCTCTTCTGCTACCTGTTCATCTACCCACTTGCGCTGTGAGCGACCCGATACGAGCTTGTAGTCGGGCAAGATGCCGCCTTCCATCAGTAATTTGTGTGCGTGTTTCTGTACACCCTGCGCCCACCCAATGAGTGCATCCATCTTGGGTAGTAGCTGCCCGATCTCATCAACATTTAAGGTATGAGGTACTTGCACTAAGAGAGGCTCATCCAGATTGTCAAAGCTCGAAAGGGTGAGTTCATAGTTGTGCTTGGCTAACGCACGACAGGTCGCCTTGGCTTTGCAGAAGTGGCAAGCCTTGGGTGAAGGGTTGAACGCTGGGTCAGGAGCAAACACTCTACGTGCTGCCGGCTTAACCTTTTCGTTTGCCCAGCAGTAGAGATCTTTTGCTGCGAGAGAGTAGCTGTCGATGTGGTCGAGCCGTGGCTGCACGATTGTCATCTGCACGGTGTCTACGGGTTCATCGGCATCGTGCATTGCACCCAATGCGTACAGCATCAGTTGCTCATTGCGCTGGGCTGATACCTTAACGCCTTGCCCGTACTTGAGATCGATTACGTGGCATATGCCCTCGTTGATAACGCAGTAGTCTGCCGTTCCGAAACCACCGTCAGCCCAATCCGAATAATCCACCCTCTGTTCAATCGTCCCTTTACCTTCTTGGGAGTTGCAGAAGTCCACATACGTGGCAACGAAGTAGGCCATCAGCTCATCGACAACAAAGCCCTCAACCTCGACCCCCATATATGACTCTGGTGGCTTCTGAGATTTAAGGCACATCTCTGCTAATGCGTGGGCGGCTGTCCCTTCGGCAGCGTAGAACGATTCTTCATCAGGGAATGTAGCTTCTAGTGAAACTGAAGCTGGGCATGTCATCCAGCGGTGTGCTTTGGAAGCACCTAGTTGGGAATGTTTCATCACTTTAGTCCTCTTTTTTGCTAACAATTTATATCTGTGGTTGACAGGTTAGAACACGGGAACTAGTATGTCAACCGATAGTTGTAAATACACAGGAGAGAGTTATGTTGTACGTGAGTGAGTTTTCACCGGAGGTGAAGTCAGCAATCGACAATGTGTTGGTTGGCTCTGGGATAAAGAGTTGCAGCGCTTTAGCGAGACGGTTGGATGTCAGCAAGCAAGCGCTGAGTAAGTGGAGAGCAACGGGGATTGTCCCAGCGCATCGTGCTCTGCAAATGGAACTAATAAGTCAGGGTTCGGTGAGCTGGAAGCAGCTATGCCCCGATATTGTTTCTGATTTTGAACAAAGTAAACGAGAGGAAACAGTCTATGAAACCAGCAGATAAGTTCCGGTACTGGTGCTGGAAGGGACTAGCAAAATGTTGTGAAGGTTGCTCCTACGCATTCGCTTTTATAGGTGGTGTGTTCGAGCGTTTAGAGATAGGAGCACTGGCTAGGACGAGCCGCTATATCAAGTAAACGTAGTACGAGGGCTACATTTATGAACTTTTTAAATGAACACGGACACAGCTTAGTTGAACTAGGCTACGAGATTGTCCCGATAAAGAAGGGGGAAAAGTTTCCTACTTTACGGGGGTGGCAAGATGTCCGTGCCACCAAAACCTGTGTCGATAAGTGGCTGGGTAACGGACACGCTGAAGCGGGTGTCGGAATACTTTGTCGTAATACTGTCGCTGTAGATATCGATTGTTTAAACGCCAAGATTAACTATGACCTACTGCACTGGCTTAAAGAGAACGTAGCCGAATCGCCTGTGAGGGCGGGGCAAAAGCCTAAGTGCATTGCAGTGTTCAGAGTTGAGGATGGCTTCAAGAAAATTAAATCCGCTGAGTATGAGGACGCTGACGGTCGCAAACACGCTGTCGAGGTTCTTGCTGATGGGCAGCAGTTCGTTGCGTTCGGCATCCACCCCAAGACTCAGAAGCCATACAACTGGGTGAAGGGATCTCTACTCAATACTCCCCAAGATAAGCTGCCCACGATTACGCAACAGCAAGCTGAGAAGTTTGTCGAATACTTTGAGCAGCTTGCCGGCCAGCAAGATGGTTGGGTCAAGGTGTCTGCCCGTAGCAAGTCACCGGATCAAGAGCTGCACGACCTGTTGACGTTTAAACCACGTATCGACATATCAAATGAAGATGTACGCAACTTAATCATGTCGAGAGATCCAGACTGCCACCACGATGATTGGATAAAGGTGGGTATGGGTCTGCACCATCAGTTCGATGGTGAGGATGAGGGCTGGCATCTCTGGGATGAGTGGAGCAGTGGCGGTAGTAAGTATAGAGAGGGTGAGTGCGAGAGACGCTACGCAACCTTCGAGGCGAAGGGCAGAGTCCCGATAACCCTAGCCAGCGTTAAGGCTATGGAGCGCGAAGAGATATCAGAAGAGCACAAAGAAGAGCTGCTGCCGATGATGCTGCGCGAGTGGGCGTTTGTTCAGGTTGAAGGTTCAGCGCGGGTAGTGCGCGAGAATCTCACCAAGGATCAGATCGTGCTGTACAAGGATCAGGATCTAAAGAAGGAGCACATGAACTGTCGCGTGTTGAGTGACGGTGAGAAGCCCAAGCTGGTTAACCTTGTCGATCTATGGCTCGAACATCCAGAGCGTAGAACCTATGCGGCTGGTCTTACCTTCGCGCCTGATATGGAAACCCTGAACCGCTATAACCTCTGGCGAGGCTGGTCGGTGGAAGGCTGTGAGGGCAACGTAGACCCTTGGCTGGACTATGTGCTCAACGTGGTTGCTGATGGCAATCAAGTACACGCCAACTACATCATCGCGTGGGCTGCTCAGATCATCCAGAAGCCCATGACTAAGGTCGGTGTGGGTCTGGTGCTTCGAGGTCGGAAGGGTACAGGTAAGACCAAGTTCGGTGAGCTGCTGGGCGGCTTGTTTCACGCCCACCACAAGATCGTGTCTCGCAGTGAGCACGTTACCGGAAACTTTAACCGCCACCTAGAAGATACGCTGCTGCTGCAAGCAGATGAGGCGTACTGGGCTGGGGCAAAAGCCTCTGAGGGTGCGTTAAAGGACATCCTAACTAACCCCAAGATCACCATTGAGCGTAAGGGGGTGGACGCATA